CCGCGCTCAAAATCAGGAAATGACGAAGCTGCAGGCAAAGGCGTATTTGTTGCGAAAAGTCTCAACATTGGTGTGTATGCTATGTATGGAACTTTCAAAACCAACGAAGTGTTAGATGAAATGTCCATGACAGAACAAATGCGCTGCTGGGACAACCACTTTTGAATGTTAGAATAATCTGTACCCGTGAACCACGCTTCAGAAATCTGGTTCGAAGTCACCATAGGTACATAGGCCACTTGAATTCTTCCATAGTGAAAAGGAGAAGCAGAAAGATCAATAGTAATCTCCAAATCAGCTCGCATGAACGCATAATTTCTCAATTTGGCTCTAACAGCAGGATTCTTAGACAGCAACTCCCAAACATCAAAGTAATTGAAATAGTTTGTCTCATTATTGATGGTAACAGTGGCTATCTTCACTGGGCGAGAGAAAAAGTTGTTGGGATCAGCAACAACCCGATTTGCCAAATCATAAGAACTCATTGCCTCGTTTTGCTCATCATTCTTTTCCTCCACCTCGACCAAATTCTGCATCTCACTCGAGTTGGTAAAAACCTGATTGTACTGCTTAAGACGATTTTGTAATTCAATCTTCTTCAGTTGTTCGTCAATCTGCTTGAGCTCACCTTTCAGAGACAACTGTCGTGAAACAACTTTGCGCCTGACGAAATCATTAACCGCATCAAGTTGAAGCAAAGGATCCATGTCCCCAACATCCTCAAGTTGAGACACCAAAATTTTCTTTCTTTCCAACAATTTGTCCTCATAACTTCTCTCAAGTTGCTTGCACTCAGTCTCAGCGGATGAATAATATGCAATCATCTCAGAAAAGGATAAAAGTCTCTTTTTCACGAGATTCTCATCAATCTCATAGTCATCCACAAGAACACGTATCATCCAATTTCTCATGACCTCAAATTTGTCTTCCTCTACAGAGAAAAATACCTCCCTCAAAGAAGAATCACACATTCCCAACACCTGATCCTCCACAGACACTACCGACGAAGGGATGAACCATTCAAGGGTTTTGTAGATAGACGAAAAATCAAGTGGAGCAACATAACGCTCTAAGGAGGCAGACCAACGAAAAGTTCTTTTCAAAAAAGAAAACGAATCAACGCTCACAAACTTGTCTAGTTGTTGGGACTTAGATGCTGAAGTAAATTCCATGCCATAGACTTCTTTGACAAATTTGGCATAAG